AGGAATAAAGGCGGAAGCTATGTTTATAGGATCTGCAAGACCGCCTACTAATCCGCCTGCGATTTCCGCGGTAGGGGAATTACTTTGCATTAAAGTAGTGGCCAATCTTTTTCTTTGATATTGTCTTTCAGCTAAAATTTCAAATGCGTCTTCGGAAATTTCATCGGGAAGATTTTGTATTTGAACGCCTCTTTCCATGGCCTTTTGTTCGGCTTGCGCCTTAGTAATCTTTGGCCTGTTATTATCTTCTGCATTTTGTTCGGCGTTTACTACTTGAGTATTAGTAATGATTCTTGATATCGGATTATCATAGGTGGCTTGCTCTACTGCTAGACCAAACGTCTCCGCCGCACCCACTTCATATTGCTGAAGTGAAGTGGATTGACTAAATTCGGTTCTACCAGTTAACGCCATCTAAAACTCTTTACCCGTTGGGGCGAAATTAGATTGTGATTTATAATTGTTAAGTTGTTGCCAGCTAAATCTTAAAGGACGAACCGTGTTTCCGTCTTTAACAAATACCGCATTACCCCTAGAATCAACCATATAAAGTCCTTCTTCCCCATCATTGACGAGAGATCCAGAATTATAGATTTCATTTTGGTAACGCTTTAAAGCATCTTCTGGTTTTAATCCGTTATAGTCCGGAGGTACTTGTAGGTTTTTCATTTGATTTACACCTGACAAAATATTGTCCGCTGCTTTCTCAATCCCTCGCCCGTACGCGCCCGTGTTAACATTTTTTGGAACCCTGACACTACGCCCGTTAACTTCTAAGAAATCGAATTGATCGTTAATAACTTCATTCGCTATTTCGCTAACTGACTTTCTTCCGCCGTAATATTTTGCAAGCTTACTAATTCCTTCGACATAAGAATTAGTTATCTCTACTCGGTCATTAACTACCGCGCTTCCTAATGATGAAGTAAAAGAACTTATGCTTTTTTTAACTTCGTTTTCTAGATCGCTCTTATTTAGTGTGCTAGTAGATAAGTTATCCAAATCCTTCTCTGACATCCTTGAAGCTTTTAACATGTCTTTAGCAATGTGGTGTTTGGCCGGATTATTTAAAAGAGAAGAAGCCACCGCGGTTGTACCATCAATAGCTTTATCTTTGCGGTAATCTTTTAAAGCACTGTCCCAATATTTTCCCCATTTCTCAGAATCTTTCTTGAGAAGTTCAAAAGCTTGATCCGCTCCGGAAGTATCGTCTCCAATAGATCCTAGAACCGCTTTCATTTGATCGGCATCTGTTTTACTAAGTATCCTTGGATTTACGTACGGATTAAGTTGTATTTGAGACGACGTTATTTTAGTAACGTAATCTTGAACTAACTCTCCGCGCTTAACAGGATTTTGTTCGCTATTCATTTTTAGTTTAAAATTATCTATATAGTCTTTAGTGCCCGGGTAATAATCTTCAATATATTTAATTGAATCTTCTTTAAAAGCTTTTTCCATTTGATCTAAAGCTTTTATCCCGGCTTCTTGTTCCGCTCGGTAAATATAATATTTAGATGGATCTTTTTCTGACTTCTTTTGGTATTCAGCTTTTGATAAAGATTCTTTTGCTTTATCAAAAGGCATATTTTTTAATTCGGTTTTCTTCGCCCCTATGGCCATCGATTCGTTGTACGTGCGAAGCATATCTTCTTTTTGCTTAGGCGTGAAAGAAGAATTCTTTATAAAGTCAGGATTAAATTTAGATTTATAAGTTGCGGGATCAATCCCAAATTCTTGAACGCGTTTCATTTCATCTTCAAATTCAGTTTTAGAATTAAATTCCGCTTGCCCTCTGGCCACCTTTTGCATGTTGTTTAGCTTGTCGATACTTTGTCGATACGTAGCTTCTGAAACATTCTTTTGCCAAGGATTACCTTCCTTAGTAATTGCAGCTTTCAGTGCGCTAATAGATCCTTCGTTTACGTTATCTGTTTTTAAAAGATTATTTACTTTACCTGCAAGTGCGGAGTCGTAAAGGTTAGACGTACTTTCTTTAACCATTAAAGGTTTAATCCCTTCATACTGCGAAGGAAGTGTTTTGTAATAATCATCCATCATGACAAGAGCATCATCTAAACTATTTGGATTTGCGTACACTTTGTTTGCGTATAAAGTTTGAGTCGCTTGAGCATTTTCTTTAACATACTTAGCTTCAACCGAGGCTTGTTTATTTCTTGCGTCCATAACCAATTTACCATTGGTCTGGGTTAGTCTTTCATCCAACGCCTGTCTTTCGTAAGAATTATTTATAGAAGAAAGTCGTTCTTGTTTTTTAATTTCTAATTCTTCTTGTAGATCATCGGAAAAACCCCATCCTTCAGGTTTACCTTCAGGCGCTTTATATTGATTAGGGTTGTAAGAACTAGTTTTTTCTTCGATGTATTTATCATCTTCTAGCGCGTACTTTGCAGTTTTTTGAGAAGCGTTATGTTGTGCGTTTTGTTTTTGAAACCTGTCGTAATCATTTTCCATTTCATTAACGACATTGCCTATGTCTCTTAAGCCTTGGCCTAAGCCGCCACCTGTAGACGCATTTCTAAAATCAACTCCGCCTGGGGATCTTGTTTGTTGTCGGTACTCTTGTATTCTAGGCATTATGCTGCTCCCCCGCCGCCGGCCGATTGCGCTACTTTTTGTCCACCTTGCGCAACGCCCGCATAGCCTCTGATATTTCCAAGTGTTCTTGCCGCTTTACCTTGGTATTCTTCGATAGTAGCTCCTTGCTCTAAAGCAAGTGCCCTTCTCTCTCCGGCCACTTTGATATTTAATTCATCTTGTTTAACTGCTAATGCTGATTCTTGAAGTACATCAAAGGCACTTCCTTCTAAGGTTACGCCACTTATCCCGTAACTGGCCCTCATCTCTCCAAGGAATTTTCTTCCCTGCACATTCGCTTGCCTTGATTCAGCTTCCGCGCTTTGTCTTTCAAAGACTGCGTTTTGCCTAGCAAGGGCAGCGTTATATTTGGCGGCATTGTAATCCGTCTTTGCTTGAACAAAAGATCCGGCCGCGCCTATAAAATCACCCATGATTAACCTCTATCCTGTAATACCATTTGAGGCATTACCGCCAATATCGTACACGGCAATGGTTGACTTTGCCTCCAAGCTATTTTGTTTTCAAAATCGTAATTAGAATCAAGTGTTTCAGTAATGATACCTGTATATAGCGCAGGTGCCCTAGTCATTTCATCTGTAGAAGTTCTAAAGGTAAGCGTATCGAGATCCGATAATGAAGTACCTATTTGTAATCCAAGGCTTCGATGGACGAGAAATCCCACTCGGTGTATTCTCCTTGTTTTGCCTAGAGCGGTTCCATCGGCCGCTCCTGCTTCTAACCTCAACATCTGTGCATCCCTATTATACCCAAACCCTACATGCACAATTGTCGCGGTAGTACTTAAAGTAATCGCGCCGCCTGATACTGTTTTATTTGGTTGAGGAGCGCCGTCTGCACAAACAGAAACTGTCTGACCTTCTAAGTGTGTCAATCCTGAAACGGTTGAGACAAATTTTCTTACCACACCGCCGCTAACATAAGTAGTATAAGAACTACTATTAATATTGCTTCCTCCGTTAACACTGGTTAACTCAAAAGTATTAGTGGCCACATTCGCAACAAGATAACTTTGCCCATTAACTTCACTCATCCCTTGAACTTCAGTTATTTTTACTTTATCCCCATTACTAAACCCATGACTGGCAGAAGTCACTACCGCTGGGTTTGCCTTAGTAATAGCAGTTATCGTTTTTGGAACGTCGTAAGTTAATCCACCATCAACAAAGTACGCATCTTGTTGATCATCAAGCTCATCAAAAAGCTTTGTCATGTATTCCACAGATCTATAAGTTGCTCCGTTAATGTATCTCTTAACCACCATCCACAATTCTTCTCTAGTAGCGTCTGGACTTGGAATCACTGCGATACTTTCAACTACCGCATTGTTGTTTGCCGCGTCCCCATATCCGCCAATGTTATGCTTATGCCATCCCGCTCTGAGTGCATCAAGATCTCGCTCATAAGTCATACCGATTAATTGGCCGTCAGTTTTAACCGCCCACACAATTGATTGCGGCTCTTTTTGGTAAGCAAGCTCTACAATCCCGTTACCTGTTATATGCTCGGCAATTAACGTGAGATCATTTGCTCTAAAACCATCAACGTCATAGAAGTATAAAAACTCTCTTAATTTTCTAGTTGATCTTTGAACGTGCAAAGTAGCTTTACCAACTTGCACTGGTTGTATGTCAGCACTTCCGTATGAAGTAGATTTTTTTGCTGTAACATTGGTAGGACTTAATGCTTCATTAATGGAAGCCGCTCTAATTACCCACTCACCGCCGACAGTTCCTACAAGCAAACCTTTCTCATCCGGACTAAACCATCTGATTACGTTTACATCGTTTGAATTTAAAGTGAATGCTAAGGCGTCACTAGCAACAATTACCCCATCGGCCGCACTCGGCTTAAAGGTTTCATAATCCCCAATTACCGAACCATCCAATCTCTGAGGAGCATTAGGTGCTCCGCCAAAAAATAATCTATCTTCATGAAACGTCACACACGCTGGATAGCCAGTTGTGTCGCTCCATACACCTAGTCTCCAAACAGTCTTTGCCGCCGTGGAAGTAAAAGTATCTGTGATATCTACTGTCACACTTCCCGCGTGTACGAATGTTGCTATCTTTGCATAGCCCCAAGTAGTTCCTTGTTGCATTCTTAAAAGTCTTCCCACATCGGTGGAATAAAATATCCCTGGGAAAATGGTGCCCCCAGCGGTGTACGCATTAACAAATGCCGATCCTTGAAGATCAAAAGTATTTGCCGTAATTACTGTTATTGTCCAAGATCCGTTTGCTTCAGTTGTTCCGCCCACACTCGCGATGCCCACTCTCTCACCCGTATCAAAGCCGTGAGAAGCCGCTGTGATTCGTATCAATCCTGATCCGTTATTTGCCGCGCCCGTGACGGTAACTGTTGCCCCTGAAACTACAGAGACGCCTGTTCCCGTTGCCGCCGCTGGAGCTAATGTATATCCTCTGTCGTCGTTAGGAAGATACGGCCCGTTAATAAAAACAATCGTCTCTAACGTCCAAGCAGTGTCAGAAGTTCTTGATAATTTTCTTGGAGCGTAATCAGGGTGCACAATATATAAAACATCGGCACTTTGAGTAAATTTTAATTCAAATAGATCCGCCGTTGCATAGGTAGACGCAATTTCATAAGGAACACCCGGGCTCGATTCTATCTGCCCGTTGTCTTTATAAAACCTTATGACGTTGTTTGCGAATTCTAAAACGTAAGCTTGAGTAACTGAGAATTGAAAAGATACCAATCTTGATTTGGCAGCACTTGATTTCACTTCTGAAACGTAGTACGTCCCCGGTCTACGAGTAAGACCGCCTTGAATTGTAGGAATAAAATTCAAACATGTATCCAATCCTGTTTGATACCTTTCGTTATCAACACGGCCTTGGATTAATGGAGAAAATTCTCCTCCATTAAAATTTGATTGTAGTGGACTGACCTTAGGCATTTAATTCCTTACTGTAATCCATTCGCTTTCAGGCGGTTTCGCTGCAACATTTAGTATCGCATTTACTCGCCTAGCTTCTCTAATTGATTCTTTATAATCTTGTCTTAAACTTTCTTTTTTCTGGTTAGATTGAGTTAACTCTTCACAAAGCTCTAACGCCAATCTACTCGATAATGCTTCTCTAAAAAGAGGATCCATAATTTGAGGATCTGTTAAATCATAAATGTATCTAATGTTTAACGGAGCGGCATCATCTGTAACAATGTTCCCTTCTTCAATTTCCCAATCCATTGAATTGGAATTGTATCCATCATCATTAGGAAGTAATCGAACATAATCACTTGGAAGTGGATAGCTATTAGCTTTTACAAAAAGTGGTTCGGTAGAACTAGCTGCTAATGCTGCCCTCTTTGTAGCACACGCCCATGGATGAGAACGAAGTTCTGCTAATCGTAAGGATTCGTAAGCGTTATTGCACGCCCTGGCATTTACTGAATCTTCTGTAATTACAGTGATTCTTTTAGCACCAAGTTTTTGCAAAGCTCTATTACAAATTTCTACAACTGAAGCCATTATCTCACCATCATCCTTCCGACATTAGGAAGCGCCCCTACAAAAGGTATTCTTACTATTAGAACCTCAGATCCATCCTCTACCGGAGTAAAGTATTGGCCTGCGTAATACACTTTAGAAAAATATACACCTGTAAACATCAATCCGCCGTGTCATAAATGATACTAGATCTATTACCACTCGAATCTACTGTCGCCACAATTCTATCTTTATCATCTGTTACGTTTCTTATCGTTATCGTTGTACCAGGCGCACCCGATAATTTTCCTGCTAACGCCGAGAGTACTAGTCTCATTGTTTCTCTTAATGAAACTCCCGTTTCAATATTCTGGTTATCAAGTAGCTCCAATGATAAACCTTCGGGACTTAATTCTGTAGGGCCTCCCGCTGTGGCCACCATTCCGCCCAAAGCAGTCATTACAAAAGTTGGTGCCCCCACTAACGATGCACTACCAACAACATCAAAAATCCCCCCAAGTGTTACCGAGGTAGATAAAGTTCCTGTCGCCGAAGCACTCGCACCTACCGCTGAAGTTAAATCCGCCGTAGTAACTGAGATCGCTAAAGTATCCGATGCCACGATAGATATAACTCTATCCGCCGTTGCGTTTACTAATGTTAACACCATGGAGCTTGAAGCTTCCATAGGAAGACCAGGCGTTAAAGTCGCCGTAGGCGTAAGGGCCATTCGTACTTCGGTGTACGATGCCATCGATCCGGGTTTTTGTGGAAGGATAAAAGCACTCGGCGCTAACGTACCGTTTGAGTACGCCATGAAGATCGCCGATAATCCCCCAACAACTCTATTTCGTAGCGTGGCGTTTAAGTAACTACCCGTCGCATTCGAAAAAGAAGCTCCCCTTATTGATAAGGCGTTATTAAAATTCGCCCTACCATTTCTTTTTAAGGACAAATCTTACCCCCACCCAAATTCCAGTGATCCGTAAAAGTTTGTGTTCGTAGCGGTTGCCGCACCCGCAAAATATAACCAAGTCAAATTCGCCCCATCTACAATTCTTGGCAAACTTGGTAATTGATTTAAAAAATCTCTCTCACTAGAAACACTCACGATAGGAAGTGGAATCGACATAATTGGTTTTGCTAACACAAGTGCCGCCGTTCCGGTTGTTGCCGCCGAAAAAGTTATTGTCGCCACGTTTGAAACGCCACGCTCTCCCGCTGCTAATGGCAAAAATGAGCCTTAGTTATATTCCGCCACCACCGCTAGA